ATCATCTATCTGACCTTCAATAGCTGCTGATTGTCCTGTTGGGTCGCCTTCCATTCTTGGTGGTACAACTAAATCTGCATACGCTCCGTCTACAGTCATATCTGTTGCTTGTTTAAACGACTTAGATTTGCGAACCATAATCATCTCCATTATCTATTTCAAATCCTAAAGCTACACTAATATAGACATTTGGGATTGGCGTAGGAATAATAAAACTACCTAAAGGTACATCACCTAGTGTTTCTTCTGGTCTAACAATGGGAGACAAGTTTATAATTGTTTCTACTTCTTCTGTAAAAGCTGGTTGGTTCCAATCTTCTTGATTTATTATATCAATAAATTGTTCATTGATTTTATCTGAATTAGACAAGACCAGCTCCTGGAGGTATAGCAGGTCCAGCTGCTACTTGTTCTGGAGGTAATCCTCCACCTAACTGCGAAAGAACAGATGCTATATCTGGTTCTGGTTGTGCAGCTGCTTGTTGCTGTTCTTGTGCTTGAACTTCTTCTTCTGTATAAAACTCGTCTAGTATCTCTGTCATGTTCTGTGGATTTTTTCTAATCTCTTTAGCAGCCAAACTAGCTTTTATATTACCTTGTGCTGCTTGTGCCATAAGTGCTTCAAACAATACAGTCTCTGCTTTTTCTGCATTAACTCTATTTTGTATTTGTGAGATGTTATCTAATCCATCTAAATTTTCTTGTAATGTTTGCATATCTATGACACCTTGTTGTTTTAATTGTAAACCAGTAATAATTTTTTGTGGTTCATCAAAACCAGCCATAACTCCATATACCCTGCGTGTTTTATATAGTTGTCCTATATCACTTTCTGGTACATAAGTTTCTTTAAATGCTGTGCCTTTGCGATAACCAGCAATAGGTTTACGCATCTTGCCATACATTGCTTCATCCCACTCAAGTCTCTTAGCGTCTATTTGCTGTAGAGCGTCTTGCATAACTGTTTGATATTCTTTTACATGCAGTGATGATGACTGACCAAGTTCTTCTAATCCTCTACCAGTAACAAAAGCATTAGGCGATTGCCCATCATCTGATACTGGATATGCAGAACCTAGGCGAAGATGTCTTTCTAATCTATCTATCTGTTGGAACAACTGATAAGGTAAGTTGTTTACTGGTTTAGATACTTGACTACCTGGTGTCAAATAGTTTACAGCGAACCTACCCTTTCTATATTGTCCACTCTCTATCTCGCCAATGATGTTGGTTTCTGTAAACACAGCATCTTCCATTGCAATGACAGATAGAATATTTATCTTTGCCATATTAGCCATCAATCCTATAACATGATGAAATTGTCCTTGTAGTTGGTCAAAGCTAAAACGCTTTGCTATAACAAATCTTGGTCCAGACTTTAATGGGTTAGGTATAAAATCTAATATAATTTTGTTCTCTGGTAAGAAAACATAAGTTCCTTCTTCATCATAATATTCTGCAACAACTTTACCTGTTCCATCCTGGTTAGCCCATGTTTTGTCTTGACTAGAAATATAAGCCATTGTGTTGTGCTCATCATTTACTTCATCCATAATTACATTCTTAAACTGTGGATAAGTCCTAGCTAGTTCTGCGTGAGGTATTCTTTGCAGTATTGCTAACTCTTTAGGTTGTTGGTCTGCACCAAAGTGTCCTGGGTAACAAAGATAAGGGTCTTTAATTTCTGCGTATGGATATGGTACTCCATTTGCATCTACTTTTTCTTTTAGTACCCATACAGCAAAGCCATAACCAGGTAACCATCTACCAACTTGTGGTAATTGTAAATCTAATTTTTGTATATCATCATAAGCAGTAACAATGCGTTCTAGTTTCTCTGCTCTCTTTGTAGCTCTCTCACTATCTTTATCATTAAAAATATCTACTTTTAAATCTGGTGCTCTACCAATTTTTTGTGCAAATCTTTCTAACGCAGACATAAGTAAGTTAGGTGCAGGTAATTGTTTGTAATCCATGTCACGCATATCTTTACCTAATAGTGCTTTTAATCCGTCTGCACCACCATTAAGTATTGCTCTTACATTGTGTTTGTCTGCTGACATAACAGAGTTAAGTTGTCGTAGTTCATATACTCTGTTGTATAACTCATCTGCTGTCTTGACCATTTATCTCCAACTATCTAAATCTATTCCTAGTCCTTCATATCCTGTAAAACTAGGTGAGTAATCCATACCCATTGTAGCAAGTTTCTCTTTTTGTAAACGCCTTATTGTTTTCATTGGAAACCAACTTGCCATAACAATGTCAGACTTTGTACCTACAGTTCTACTCTTGTTTTGAGCAGAACTAAAATACACTAACTGACTTCTGTATAAGTTTACCTTTTCTTGTGCCTCAAAGCTACGATAAGGTAAATTAATTAGCTTATTTGCAAACAATGGTCTCATAGCAGTAACACCATAAACTGGGTCGTGCTTGTTACCATAAGTCTGTGTACCTTCTAAAAATACACCATGCTTTGCAGAAAATTCTCTAATTGATTTATCTTGTCGTATCGCTCTTTGAAAACCATTCTCCTCGATAACCCAGTGTGCTAAGTTGTACTCCTGGAACCATTTTTTAATTATCTCTAATGCCTGTGGTATACCTCCACCTAAAGAGTTTTCCATATCAATCATGTACAAAGTATCATTGTCTTGATTGTATCCCCACAAAAATGCTGCTTGGTATCCAGTTGATGCAGGGTCAAGTCCTGCTATTAATCGTACATTAGCAGGTACCTGCCCAATATCTCTAGTCTGGTCTCTACAATACTCTATCTCCTCTGATGAAAATAAACTTAGACCATCTGGCATAGCTACATTAAGATATACCATCTCATAGATAGCTCTACCACCTGTAGTTTCTGCAGCAGACTTTCTACCCATTAACCACTTGTAAGTTCTTTTTTCTGCCCACAACATACATTTGTTATGTGCGTCATCATTCCAGTCTGGCAATGTACAAGTTACATCATGTGCCTGTTCTACTGTAGTTGTCCAACTTTCGTTATCAACAAGATGTGAGTATAAATCGTCATAGTGTTGTCTAGAACCAATAACTATCATAGCTGTGTGTTCCTCTTTACGACTAGACAATGTTGTAGTCCACCAGTTTCTTGTGTTCTCTCTTGATGCTGGTTGCATAGTAGAGCTGTGGTCTTCAATGTCATCAGCAATAATAATGTCACAGTCTCGTGACAAAATCTTACCACCTCTACCAAGTCCTACCATAGTAGGTGACTTAATACCTGTGACTGTTCGTGTGCCTACTGTAAAACCATTTTGCGACCATGACTTACTAGATTTTGTTTTAGGTTTAAATGTTGGTCCAGGTCCACACAGTTCTTCTATTAACAGTTCATTATTTTCTAACTGGTCCATAACTGCACTAACAGAGTTTTTTGCTATGTCCTCGTTACCACCTACCCACATAATTCTTATGTTAGGATTTTTAGCAATAAGCCATACAACAAAGTGTATAAGTAATTCTGTTTTGCCATGCCGTGGTGGTGATAATATCATGTGCTGACCACCAGTTTCTATAGCGTTCATAATACTTTCTATCCAGTTCTTATGAAACTTAGGTGTTAGATATGGTACGCCTTGTTCTGTTCTAAAGTACCTATCTCTAAACTCGTCAAAATCTTCTAGGGTTTTTTCTGCTACGACTGGTAGAGCCCATGTTTCTTGAGCTTGTTCTGTTTGTAAATCTTCTAAGTACGCCTGGTATGCCATCTGTACTGCTGCAGGTGTTGTCTCTAATATTTTTGCAACATCAGTAAGCGTTATAGTTTTTTCGTATATCTCTTGTGCAAGTCCAGATGATTTAATATCTTCGTATACTTGACCACGCCTTGTAGCAACACTTGGTTTTTGTGATGGTATGTCTAAACTGTCATCTTCTTGCACCCATTCAGTACCAGCTTTTCGTGCTCTTTTCTTTTGCATGTTAATTCTATTAGAGCATCTATCAGAACAAAATTTACGCTTACCTTTAGGTAAAGGTCTATGGCATCCTCCTGCATAACATAAAGGTCTATTTGCCATATTTCTCACAATCTTTATTCATACACACTACTTTACCATCAATTACGGATAAGTGTTCGTCACAGGTTGGACAAGGTATCAAATTATTTTTTCTTTTTGGGAAAACCCTTTTTCATATTTGCATACGCTTTAGGGCTAATTGTAGAATTCTTTTTGGACCTACTGGTTCCAGCTTTTTTTCTTTTGTT